GCCAAACGCATTAGGAAACCGTTCGTTTGCTAGACTTGTCACCTCTTGCACAAACGGTTGCACCTCGTTTTGCTGGTAATGGCTGTTAATCTGTCTAATCATCGGCTGAAGATACTGACCTATGCCCCCGCCGCCAACAGGTTGAATATGAGGACCTGGTCGCATTGGCAACGGACTAAAACCTAAATCAGGTGTTAGGTCGAACCCGTTATTCATGTCTGGCCTTTTAATTGGCATAACCGCTTCCATCAACGGCCTACCCATAAACGGACCGTTCATGGCTGGCTCTGGCTGTATCAAACTTAAATCCATCCTAGCCTCTCCTCAACATGGCTTGCCGTTGCACTTCAATGCGCTCACGGTTCACGTCGTTTCTATTTCCAGCAATTTCCTCTTGGCTCTCAATACGCGCGGCGTCTGTCGCCGCTTGCTGCTGCATTTTCGCTGCGTTCATCATAACGTCCGCCTCGTCCATCTGAGACTTACGCTGCTCTGATTGCTGCTTGAGCGCAAGCTCCTGCATACGGATTTGCACCAATGGATCTGACATCGGGTCCTGACCCTGCGGTGTAATCTCCGCAAGTGTCTGCTGCATGATTTGCATTTCCTGCAAGGCAACTAACTTTTCTACCTCGGCAGGGTTTTGCATCTCTTGCTGCACTTCCATGATCTTCTGTTGCGCTGCTTGCGGATCTACCGCACCCATCTGAGCGTTTAGCTGCACCTGACTAATCAAACCCTGAATCTCAGCCATAACCAACTGACGTGCCTTCATAGCAATGTGCTCCTGCAAGTGAGCATAAAACGTACCCATAACCTGCGGTGAAGTCGTAACCAAAGGCGTCTTCATGAACATGACGTGGATCTTAATGTGCGCGTCGTGGTCCTGATCAGGGAACGCTTGCAACAATGATCCCATCAAACCTTTGGCATTCTCCAAGGCAGGATCTGTTGGCTGTGGCTGTGGCGGCGGTGGGAGAATCTCGTCAATGTTCTGAACCTCAAGGGCCTGATACATCCGTCGATACGCCGCATGCAAGTTGTGCATCTGGGGATTGGACTGTGCTAACTGCAACTGAGTTTGAGCTAACGTCACCCTTTGTGCCATGGAGAATATGTTTGGATCGCTAACGGGAATGATATCCACACGCGCATCAAAGTCTTCAGCCTTGATCGTCTGCTCCGCACCCGCAACCTGATATGGATACTCAGGCGGTAGGTTCTCAGCAATGATCCGAGCTAGAATACGAAACTCTGTTTTCTGTGCGTAATGTAACCGCTTGTGAATAGCAGACATCACCTTCATGCCACGTTCCAACATCGCCATGGTTGTACCCACAGGCGTCTCTTGGTTCATGTTGCTAACCTGCTGGTCAGCCAATGACACAAAGCGTCTGCCACCCTCGATCAACGCACCAAGCAATTGTGCTAGTGTAGCCGACGGCTCCTTATATGGCAGCGGTATAATCGAGTCTCTGATGTTTCCACCAGGTGCATCAATGTCTCTCCACTCACCTGGCTGCAACGGCTCGTCGTCATTCCGTACTCGAACGCCACGCGCCTTGAAACCCGCTGGCAAGTTCGCCAACGTACCTGCATCAATCAACTGACGCAGAATGCTGGTCGCCGCACGACCCAATCCACCAATCATGTGGATCAAACCAAAACCATAAAAACCAAGACCAGGCATAAACCTGTAGTGCACAAAGTATTGCTGCTTCTTAGCTAGTTCGCTGCCCTCTTCAAAGTTTCGACGAATACCAAGGATCTCTCCTGATGCCTCGTCAATCGTTACGATATACGGAAGCTGGATACCCGTAGGCTCTCCGTCAGGAGACATGTCCTCGAAACCCTCGATGTCCAAGTCCACATGCATTTCCAAGATCGTATATACGTCATCCGCATACGTCTTGCTCGTGCCTTGTAACTCATCAACCTTCTGACGAACCTCGTCTGGACCCTGATCACTCGTAAGCAACTCCACGTCACGGTAGAAACCCGCGACCTGCATCTTGCGAACCTGATTGTAATCCATCCGTAGAACATGCGTAACCCGAGGGGCTGTCTGCAAATCACTGGAGTGGTATGGCACAACCAAGTCTTGAGCAGGAACAAACTTAGACACAGGCCGCTGTTTAGCCTCGTCGTAGTAAACTTTCTTAAATGTAGAACCTGATAGGGGTAAATAGAACAGCAACTGATCCATATCTGGGTCGAACTCTTCCATCACTTCCATGATTTGGTAGTTCATAAAATTCTTTACGCGCTGGGCTTGAGCCTCCCGCGCTTGATCCTGCAATCCAAGGATCTGTGTTTGTACTGGACCACCCGCTGGCAAGAGTTCCTTATACGCTTGCGCTTGGAACTGTGTGACGCTCTCAGCTATCAAGGGGTGTGTTACCCCACTGGCACCCTGAAACGGCTCTGTACGGTCCTCATATTTAATCCCAAGCTGGTCTAGCCCCTTGGTGTAACCCTCTTCCCACTCGGAACGCGATTCTTGATCTTCTTCGTATGCCGCTCGTAACTCGCTCGACAACTCACCAAGATACCCTTCGTCCAGAAACTCCGCCAAGTTTGCGTTGTGCTCCATCGGAGCTTCCGCCTCTGCTTGTTGGATCATGTCCGCCAAAGCCTGTACTACAGCCGTGCCGTCTTCTTGAGGGATAACTTCTGCGCCCCCTGCAAAGTCTTCCACTTCTGGAACAGATACATCAACAGCGGGTAGGTTTTCATCCATCCCGCCTTGCATTTGTCCCCCGTCTACTAACGTGCCCATCGGGCGGGGTGGAATAGCCATCAGTAATACTCCCGTCTAGTGGGAACAAAATCGTCCCCGACGTTCTCGTTTTCCAAAGCTATAAAGCCTCCTTGGCGAAAACGCATCAATGCTAGTGTCATACTATCACAAAAATCGTCATAGTCACCATTAGGAAATGAAACAACTTCTTCAATCACTTCATCCGCGAATTTCTTGTCCGTTGGTGCCCACACTACCTCCGCTTCAAATAGCGGTGCTACCATGTGCATCCTCGTTATTTTATCCCGCCCTTTACCAGGCGAGAAGCCCAATGCAGGAATACCGCGCAGCCGCAACTCGTCAATGAGTGGTGTACCCGTCGCTTTCGCTTCGACCAACACCATGTCTGGCTCCCAGTATTCGTGTTCTTCATACGCTATCTCCTTGAGTTCAGGGAAGTTCCAACGCCCTCGTCGAGCGTCCATCAAGATAATATTGTCCGCGCCGCCCTCTTCTGGCTCGAAGATGCCCCACGTTGTGATAGCTGAATAGTCCGCCGTCTCCTTTTTCGAGAACGCGGTGTCGTATGCTTGAAGAATGTATTTAACTGGAGGGATCTTATCCTCTTCCCACGCTTGCCACCAGTCCCGTTTGATGATCGCACTCTCGGATGAGGTGGGCTGCTGTTGCCACTGCGCGTTCCATTTGCCAACAGGCAGTGACGCCTTAATGGACAAAAGCGCGTCCTTGTCCCAAAACTCAGGCCATAACGGCTTATCCGAAGGCATGATCGCAGGAAACTCCACAACCTCCCACTGATCCGCCATGACATCCCCGCCTTGGTTCGCAATCAATCGGCCCGTCAAATCCTTCTTACCCCAACGGGTCATAACAAGAATAATCGCACCACCTGGCTGCAAACGCTGTCGAGGACCTGATGTGTACCACTCATACGCGTGGTCAAACGCCGTCTCGCTTAACGCATCCTGTTCCGAATGAGGGTCGTCAATGATAAACAAGTCCGCACCACGCCCCGTAACAGCCGCTCCAACACCCGCAGCAAAGTATTCACCGCCTCGGTCAGTCTGCCATTTACCCGCACCTTTGTTGTCCTCCTTCAAATTCGTATCAGGAAACACTTCCTTGTACGCAGGATCGTCAATCAAATCCCGCACCTTACGTCCAAACCGTACCGCAAGCTCCGTATTGTGTGTAGCTTGAATAATCTTGAGCTTTGGATTGCGCCCCAAAAACCACGCTGGCATCAGGAACGATGCAAACTCAGACTTGGAGTGTCGAGGCGGCATGTTAATAATCAACCGCTTGAGTTCCCCTCGAGCTACACGCTCCAGCTTCTCAGCAATAATCCTGTGATGCCGACCCTCAATAAAGTTTTCATACACATGATGAGCAAAGGGCATGAAGTAATTCTGGGCTTCCTCTCTGAGGTCCAGCTTTTTCTTCGCTTCCGTTAGCGCAAGGATCTCCTTTAATGCTTCCTCTGGAAGTGCCTGTAAGTTCATTATCTAAACCTATATGCCTTTGCCGTCGCCGCTGGAGATGGTGTGCGTGGACGATAGTAAGCCCCACCCGTTGGACGCATTCTGCCAACTTTCGGTGTGTCGTCACCAACCTTCTGACAACGCCACTCGCCGTTGATCTGAACCGCCTCAAACCCTTCTGGGCATTCAAACGGTGCTTCCTCTGCGGTATCGTCGTCGTCATCGTCGTCACCCGTGGGTGCGCCAACTTCAACCTCGACCTCTTCCTCTTGAGCAGGGCCACCTGGTCCACTCGGATCATCCGCTGGCGGCTCATCCACCTCAACCACAACATCTTCTTCTCTTTCCTCGGGCACATCAACCGTACCACGAATGTC